GCCCGGCTTTCACGCCGATTTCGTCAATCTGCGCATTTGTCATCTTCGCCCCCGATGTGTCGGCGTCCGCACGCTCACTCGCGCCTGCTGCGTCTCGGCCAAGCGTCACGCATTCGGGTCCAGTCACGCACTTGTCATCGACGCACGATCGGCACTCGCCGTCGTCACGCAACCGTTCGATAGCCTCCAAGATAGGCGCCGCGCCTCCTGCCTCATCCGGATCGATCCCAAGCGCCTTGTCGATTGCCGCCAGCGCAGAAACTGCTTCCTCAAACATTCGCTTGTAATCCGCTGTGTCGGCGTCCGCACGCTCAGGCGTAGGGGCTGCTAGAAGTTCTTCGAACTCGTCCATCAATATGCTGCGCAATTCGTGACGATTTCCGCCGTCCGGCCGCTCGTGGTATGTGTCAACCGCCGCCATAACGCGCTTCGATCGCTCGACTGCATCCTTCGTGATATACCCTCGCGCCTCACGCGGTGCGCACTCGGCAAGACGAACTTCACCGCATTTTGTGCATTCCTTGTGCGGTTCCGTCATCGCTTCCCATTCGTGCTCGCAGATCGGTGCGCACTCGGCTTGCGGGGCGCCCTTCAGCAGTGTGCCGATTACCCACATGACTTGAATCGGCGTAACGGTCCACACGTCGGTTCCAAGCGGGGGAATGGTGCATTGCGCTTTGTGAAGCAATTCGATGACGCGGGGCACAGATACCGCCTCACCCTTGCCGCCATCGGCTTTCAATTCGCCCACGATAAACGGATCAATGGTCATTTCTTCTCTCCTGCACTAGCGGCGTCGATCTGCGCGCGCAAGTTGGAAGGTTCGTGTCCGCCGTCATCGTCGGTGGGGCTGGCCCAAAACATATCGCGTGAGCCATACGGCAACGGATCGCGCACATTGATAACGCGTTCGCACAACCAATCCATGCGATCCGAATCCTTGCCGCCATCGGCGCGGGACGACAGCGCGGCTTGCCATGCCGCACGCGCCCACGCCTTGCAAGCGAAAGACGGACTCACCGCTATGCGGGTGCGTTCGCTTTTGAACCAAGCATTGAATTTTTCCCGCTCCGCATCGTCTGCCGCGCGTTTGTTGTCTGTCATTTCCGCTCCCTGGTCTGTGCGATCAGTTGATCGCTCGGAATCTGCGTCATCAGCGCGGCGAGTTCAAGCGCCCCGCTCTCGGTCGTTTGCATCACCGTCGCGACAAGCGCGGCGCCCCGGTAAATCCACCACTTCACATAGGGCACGTCAGACCTCGAAGGTGACCGGCACCGCGATCTTTGTCGCGCGAGCGTGCAAGCCTTCGCGGGCGCGTTCTTCGGTCGCGTGCCATTCGGCGGCGCCGTTCATGTAGAGGTTCACGTACACGGTGCGCGTCTCGGGCGCCATGAGTAGATCGTCGCCGTACTCGGCGCCAGAATAAAGGCTCCCGTTCTCGGCAAACATCGAAGGCTCGTCGTCTCCGCCAATGACTGCGACGACGCGGTAATCCTGATGGCACTCGGGAACGTGCGCCACAAAGCGCGCCTCACGCCCATCGCGCGTCACCAGTTTCGCGCCCGCTTTGGCGCGTTCAAGATCAAACGGTTTCACTTCGTATCCTCTCTTTCGGGTTGTGCTGTGCTGAAATACTACCCGAACGAGAGCATATGTCAACAGGAGATTCAATGAAGCGCGCGCAATGCAAGGCGTTCGCGCGCTCCACTGGCGCGCAGTGCCAAGCGAAGGCGGTCCCAGGTAAAACCGTCTGCCGCATTCACGGCGGCGCATCGGACGGGGCGCCCAAGCAGAACCAACACGCCACGAAACATGGCATTTACGGGAAGTTCCTGACCGACGAGGAAAAAGGCGACTTCGACGCGGTGACGGCGCGCATCGGCACGCTTGACGCGGAAATCACGCTGCTGCGGTTCCGCATGCGCCGCGCGCTCGATGCTGAAGCGAAGGCGTTCGAGAGCGACAAAGACGGCCTCGAAGTCGTGCAGCGTCACGACCGCGAGGCGTCCGAGTTCGGCCCAGGCGATGAAACGGTGCGCAAGCGCGTCGATTACGGCGAGCACGTCGAGCGCATCGCGCGGCGCGTGGAGTCGCTTGAAAAGACTCGCGCAGAACTGCTGCGGATCGAGCGCGAGGCGGGCGGCGGCGCTGCTGACGACGGCATGACGGCAACCGACACATTCATCTCGCCCGACGAGCCGATCCCCGAAAAGCCGATTCTCTGATATGGCGAAACGACCAACAGGGCCGACGAGCGTTTTCGAGTCGATCCAGCTAACGCCGAAGCAGGCGAACATTTACGCCTGGGGATGGCAACCGAAAGCCCGTTTCCGCGATGCAGTGTGCGGCCGACGCTTCGGCAAGACGTTTCTCGGCGCGAAAGAGATGCGCCGCGCTGCGCAGCTTGCGGCGCGCTGGAAAGTAAGCCCCGATGACGAAATCTGGTATGCCGCCCCGACGTTCAAGCAAGCCAAGCGCGTGTTCTGGCGACGCCTGAAGCGAGCTATCCCGCGCTCGTGGATCGACGGTAAGCCGAACGAGTCGGAGTGTTTCATTCTGCTCCGCACCGGTCACATCATCCGAATCGTCGGGTTGAACGAATACGACAACCTGCGCGGCTCGGGTCTTTTCTTCGCGCTCGTCGACGAATGGGCGGATTGCCCCTATGAGGCGTGGAAAGAAGTTCTCCGCCCGATGCTCTCGACGTGCAAATACGAAATCGACGGCATCAAGTACGTCGGCGGACATTGCCTGCGCATCGGCACGCCGAAGGGCTTCAATCACTGCTATGACTCGTATGTAGCGGGCCAAGACGGCGGCGAACCGGATCATAAGTCGTGGCTTTATACATCGGTTCAAGGAGGAAACGTGCCGCCCGAAGAGGTTGAAGCCGCGCGCCGCACGCTCGACCCGCGCACGTTCCGCCAGGAATACGAAGGCTCGTTCGAGAACTACAGCGGGCGCGTCTATTACGACTTTCACCGGAAAGAATCGGTCAAGCCGTGCGCGTATAACCCGGCGCTCCCGCTTCACATCGGCATGGACTTTAACGTCAACCCAATGTCGGCGGTCGTGCATCAGGAGCAAGCGAACGGCGAAATATGGTGCATCGCCGAGCACGTAATCCCGACGTCGAATACCGACGAGATGGCGGGCGTTCTGCGCGACGCCTACGGCTTGCCATCGTTCGACCCGCTAAAGCCGAAGCTTGATCACATCACGATCTACCCGGACCCGGCCGGCGCGCAGCGCAAGACAAGCGCGCAAGGCAAAACGGATATTTCGATTCTTCGCTCGTATGGCTTCACGGTCATCGCGATGGACGCTCACCCGCTGGTGCGCGACCGGATCAATTACGTCAACGGGCGCATCAAGTCAGCGGACGGCACGCGTCATTACTTCGTCGACCCGGCCTGCAAGGAAACGGTCAAGTGCCTAGAGCAGTTGATCTACAAGGAAGGCACGAACGATCCAGACAAGGAACTCGGCTTCGATCACGTTCCTGACGCGATCGGCTATTACCTGTTCACGAAGTTCGTTCATATCCCGGCGAAGCGCCATCAATCCGAACACATGAACCGATAAAACATGACTCATGACTTGCGCCTGGGCGATTGCCTTCAGGTGATGGAAACGCTCGCGCCGGCGTCGGTCGATTTGATCCTGTGCGATTTGCCATATGGCACGACGCAGAACAAATGGGATTCGGTGATTCCGTTCGACGCGCTGTGGGCGCATTACTGGCGCGCACTGAAAGAAAGCGGCGTCGTCGCGCTCACCGCGAGCCAGCCTTTCTCGTCGGCGCTCGTAATGAGTCAGCCTGCGCGCTTCCGGCACGAATGGGTTTGGATAAAGAATCGAGGCAGCAACTTCGCGAACACGGTGCGCGAGCCGTTTAAAGAGCACGAGGTCGTGCTCATTTTCTCGAAAGGGAAGTGGACTTACAACAAGCAAATGCAGGAGCGCACAGGCAACGGCGCTTCACTTATTGGCAAGTCAGTAACGGGCGGCGGCGGGTCTGAGAATTACGGCAAATTCCGCACGCAAACGCGGACGCTTTCTGAAATGCGAGTTCCGTCGTCGTGGCAAAAATTCAATACGGAAGTCGGATTGCACCCGACGCAAAAGCCCGTCGCGCTAATGGAATACCTCATTCGCACGTACACGAACGAAGGCGACACGGTGCTCGATAACTGCATGGGGTCGGGTACGTGTGGCGTGGCAGCGGCCAACACCGGCCGCAAGTTCATCGGCATCGAGCGCGACGAAACGTATTTCGACATCGCGCGCAAGCGCATCGAGGCGGCACATGAAAATCAAGACCTATTCGACCTTGCTTCAAATGGAGCATTACGAACCGGAACATGAGCCGCGGCTGTTCGAAGCGGTGTTCGAGCAAACGGGCTTCGACACGGTTTCCGCAGTCATGACGCGCGTTCCTGATGGCGTGATCGGCTCGACCCATCTCACACAATACCGGATTCACTGATGTGGCAAACCCTCAAAGAGCGGCACACGAAAGATAAAGATTTGCCCGATCGAGCGCACCTGATCGGATGCCTGACGGCGATTCTCGACGGCACGCAATACGACGTTCTGCCCTACTCTTTCCACACTGAGAAGAGCGAAGCCGAAGAGTACATTCCGCTGCGCGATCGACGGCCGTCAGTGCGTTACGCGCTCTGCTCGTCGGTCGTCGATGATTCTGTCGGTCTGCTGTTCTCCGAAGAGCATTTTCCGAAGGTCACGAGCGAGAACCCCGACGCGGCCGAAGCGCTCGAAGCGATCGCGAAGGATTGCCATCTGAACGAGACCATGATCGACGCGGCGACGCGCGGCGCGGTCGGCTCGGTCGCGGTGCTGATGCGCGTGCTGAAAAATCGGCTGTTCTTCGACGCGCTCAACACGCAATACCTCACGCCGGTGTGGCAAGACGACGCGCCCGACTCGCTCGCGAAAGTCGTCGAACTGTACAAAACGAAGGGTCGCGCACTGAAGGCGCTCGGCTATCCGATCGGCGACGACGACCTCGCGAAAGACTTCTGGTTTCGGCGCGAGTGGGACCAAAGCGCCGAATCATGGTTCGAGCCGATGCCGGTCGCAAAGGGCAACGACCCGGAAACGATGGCGCGCGACGCCGGCCGCTCGGTCTCGCACGCGCTCGGCTTCGTGCCTATCGTCTGGATTCGCAACCTGCCAGGCGGCGACGACATCGACGGCAAATGCACGTTCTCGAAGGCGATCGACACGAACATCGAACTCGATTACCTGCTCTCGCAAGGCGGGCGCGCTCTGAAGTACGCGAGCGACCCGACGTTGCTCATCAAAGAACCGGCGACGGGTCAAGGCGGAACGCTCATCAAGGGCGGCGGCAACGCGATCACGGTCGGCGCTGACGGCGACGCGAAGTTGCTCGAAATGAGCGGCGACGGCACGAACGCGCTGCTCGAATACGTGCGCCTAGCGCGCCAGGTTGCGCTCGAATCGATTCACGGCAACAAGGCCGACGCCGACAAGATCGCCGCCGCGCAGTCGGGCCGCGCGATGGAACTCATGAACCAGGCGCTTATCTGGCTCGCCGACAAGCTGCGCATTTCCTACGGCGAAAAGGGCTTGCTGCAACTCTATCGCATGATCGCGAAGGCGTCGCAGCGGGCCGCACTGGTCAATTCCGAAGGCGAGAAGATTCCCGCCATCAAGACCGACAAGCCGTTCGCGCTGAAATGGCCGGCATGGTATGCCCCCACCTGGGCCGACAAGACCAACGAAGCGACGACGCTCGGCGCACTGACGTCGGGCGGCTTGCTCTCGAAGCAAACCGCAACGGAATCGATCGCCGAGCAATACGACGTCGAAGACGTTCCCGCCGAACTCTCGCGGATCAAGGGCGAAACCGCTGATGCGGACGCTCGCGAGGTCGCGAAGGCGGTTGCTTTGAAACCTGTTCCCGATAACGTCGGCGACTAATGGAGGCGGCTTGAACGATCAACGTCTCATAGAGTGGGCGACGCCGCGGCAGGCTGAATTCATCGAAGCCGTCGAAAAGTACGGCTCGGAGCGCAAGGCGGCGGCGGCGCTCGGCATCAGTCGCGGCACGATCAGCAATTCGATGCTCGCGCTGAAGGCGCGCGCGGCGCGCTCCGGATACTCGCCAGATCACGCAATGACGCGCACGGTTCCGGACGGCTACATGGTCAAGGGCGTGTCGACGTATTACGACGAGGACGGCAAGCCGCGCGGCCAATGGGTCAAGTCGAGCGTCGACAACGAGCGCCAGGCTGCAATCGTGCGCGAGGGATTCGCCGCGATGGCGCAAGCGCTGCCGCGCGTGAAGCCCGCCGCATCGCCCGGCAAGACGAAAGCCGACCTGTGCAATGTCTACACGCTGACCGACTGCCATCTCGGCGCGCTCGCATGGCATCGCGAAGGCGGGGCCGATTGGGACGTGAAAATTGCCGAGCGCATGATCGTTTCCGCGTTCGAGCAGATGGTGAACTCTGCGCCGGCCGCAAAGACGGGCCTAATCGCGCAGCTTGGCGACTTTCTGCACAGTGACGGCATGATGCCGGTCACGCCGACGAGCGGGCACATTCTCGACCAGGACGGCCGATTCTCGAAAATAGTCGGCGCGGCGCTGCGCGTGCTACGCCGGATCGTTGATTTCGCACTCGCGAAGCACGAGCAGGTCGTCGTGCTGATGGCGGAAGGCAATCACGACCTCGCTTCGAGTATATGGCTGCGCGCCATGTTCAAAGCGCTGTATGAGAACGAGCCGCGAGTGATGGTGATCGAGTCGGAACTGCCCTACTACGTCCATCAGCACGGCGACACGCTAATCGCGTTCCATCACGGTCACATGAAGAAAAACGACGCGCTGCCGCTGTTCTTCGCCGCCCAATTCCCGAAGGTATGGGGCGCAACGACGAAGCGCTATGCGCACACAGGGCATAGGCACCACGTCGAAGAGAAAGAGCATAGCGGCATGACGGTTATCCAGCATCCGACGATTGCGGCGCGTGATGCGTACGCGGCGCGCGGCGGCTGGTTGTCAGAGCGCGCGGCGGTCGCAATCACGTATCACTCTCGATTCGGGCAGGTGGCGCGAACGATCGTTACGCCTGACATGTTCGAGTAAAACCGCGCTGATGCGCACAACAAACCGGCCCGCTAGATGCGGGCTTTTTTCATTTTTAGGGCGGGCAGATGCCCGAATCCACACACATGCGAATCTCGAATCTCCTTTCCTTCCTGCTCGGCTTCTCCGCAACGTTCCGCCTCGGCGCCGATGGTGATGACGCAGGCGGCAACGCACCGGACACCCGGCAGGCGCCGAAAGAGTCTTTTTCACGCGAGTACGTGAGCGAACTGCGCGAGGAAAACAAGTCGTGGCGGCTGAAGATCAGCGAACGCGACACCGAACTCTCGACGCTCAAAGCGAAGGTCGCGGAACTCGAAACCGGTAGCAAAGACGCGCTCACCGCCGCCGAACAAGCCGCGAACGATCGCGTGCTGCGCGCCGAACTGAAAGCGATCGCGGCGAAACACGGCGTCGTCGACGTGAACGATGCGCTGAAGGTGCTCGACCTCGCCGGCGTGAAGCTCGACGAGAAAGGCGACCTCATTGGCGCCGATGAACTGTTCGACGCAGCGAAGAAGGCGAAACCGTACCTCTTCGCCGCGGTGAGCACGTCGAGCACGAGCAAGACGCCGCCCGCCGGCGACCCGAAGCCGGTCGATGTTCGTACCGCAGACGCGAAGGATTACGAGGCACAGAAAGCGGCGTACCTGAAGGCGTCGCGCTAAACCCGCCCGAAACCGAGCAGTAACCCATCCAACGAAGCC